CAGATCATAAGGGTGAGTTAACCGTTAGATGTCATTCACGTCCACATACGATAATCAAAGAAACTATTACTCGACTATGGGATGAAAAATACAATGAATATGAAACTGTATTTGAATGGGACACAGAATCAGGATTTGAGCAATTGAAAGTAATTCGGAACTGAAGATGGCACTAGCATTTAGTATCGAAGAAAAGAAAGAACGCATCCGGCAAGCGATGGAAATCTACACCACTACCGGGACATGGTCTAAAGCCGACAACATTGTCCGGCGGCAGAGCGTAGAGAAGTGGGTACGAGACCCTGAGCTGCTGGCATACGCTACAAGCCTTGGATACCAGCAGATGTGTACAGACGAGGTAGCCTCTTTCGCACCGACTACAGCACACTACACTGCTCGTATCGCTTTCTCGGGTGCATTGGTGCATATGAGGGACGGCAAGTACGTTTGCCGGGATGGCGCAAGAATCCACTACGCCATCAGCCACGGGCAGATGGTGATGTACAAGCTTGACGGTGCTGGCAACCGGCATCATGCAGGCCCGGCTTACTTCCGTGGTGCTGATGTCATGGCTAACGATTGGATGATAATCAGATGAAATACAATCAGGCACTTGATGCCTTGCTTGCAGAGAAGCCCATACGCCGGGTTTTGTGGCCTGATGGGCTACACTTCCGGTTTAGTGAACTTTGGGACACCTTCAGCGTTGCAGAGGGTACAGAGGTAAAGGAAAAGAATAGCGTCATCTGGCTTACCGCTAGTGACCTGTTTGCTGAAGACTGGATGATCGGTAAGTACAATCCGGTTACCGGGGAGCCGATATGGGAAGAAACCAAATGATACCTTTTGCTATTGGTGCTTTGGTGGGGGCTGGATGCGTGGTGGTATGGTCGGAGATGTATACACGCTGGCTGTATAACGATGTCAAGCGTAGAGCGAAACGGCAGGGCATCACCGATCAGCAGATGAAAGATGCCCTCATATGGGCAACGACCGAAGAAATCGAGGAGAGCCTACATGGCAGCACAACCCGGAGCAGGTAGACCAACCAAATACACACCGGCAACGGTAGCCAAGCTCACAGACGCTCTGCGAGGTGGTAACACCCGCAGGGCTTCCTGTGCTGCCGCTGGTATAAGTCAGGAAACACTGGCCAGATGGTTAGCCGAAAATGTTGATTTTAGGGATGCTATAGAAAAAGCAGAGGGCGAAGCCGAGCTGCGCAACCTTGCAGTCATCCAAGATGCAACCCGTACAACTTGGCAAGCGGCCGCGTGGTGGCTAGAACGTAAGCACAAGGCCGACTGGTCATCAAGGGTAGAGCAGACCGGGGCAGACGGTAGCCCGGTCAAGGTGATCGTAGAATACGCGGATAAGCCGGGTGCATGAGCTTCACCACGGCAACTGTCTTGACATCCTGCGCACCATGCCGGATTGCTCGGTTGATGCTGTTGTAACCGATCCACCGTACGGCTTATCCTTCATGGGCAAGCGGTGGGATTATGACGTTCCCTCAACCGAGATATGGGCAGAATGCTTGCGAGTGCTGAAGCCAGGCGGTTACCTGCTGGCGTTTGCTGGTACTCGGACACAACACCGCATGGCGGTACGCATTGAAGATGCCGGGTTTGAGATACGGGACATGCTAGCGTGGATGTACGGTAGTGGGTTCCCAAAGTCTCACAACCTAGACGGTGAACATCAGGGCTGGGGTACAGCGCTTAAGCCAGCCATGGAGCCTATCACGATGGCACGTAAGCCCTTCAAAGCCACGGTAGCGCAGAACGTGCAGGAGTGGGGTACAGGCGCAATCAACATAGACGGTTGCCGGATTATGTATGCTGACAATACAGACAAAGCCAAAATGGTAAATGCAAAATGGCACGTCAACGGGTCAGCGGCTGGTATAAATGGCAACGGCTTTGTCACATCAAACAATGTCGGTGATGTGCTTGATGGTGCAGAGTTTACGCATGACTTAGGCCGCTGGCCTGCTAACGTTTTGCACGATGGAAGCGCTGAGATTCTGCAAGGCATGGGCGAAGCGGCACGATTCTTCTACACGCCTAAAGCCTGCAAAGATGACCGGGACGATGGGTGCGATAACAACCACCCAACGGTAAAGCCTACCGACTTGATGCGCTACTTGTGCCGCATGGTTACACCTACCGGCGGCATCGTGCTTGACCCCTTCACCGGATCAGGTAGCACCGGGCGCGGTGCCGTGCTTGAAGGCTTCCGGTTCATTGGTTGCGAGATGGATGCAGACTACATCGAGATAGCGAAAGCCCGCATCCTTGCAGCTGAGAAAGCGTACCAGCCTTGCCTGATATTCGATTAGTCTTACCAAGGCCGCATGAAGCCCAGCAGGTGATTCTGCGGGAAGCCAAGCGGTACAACGTCCTTGCCTGTGGCCGCAGGTTCGGGAAAACCACTCTGGGCGGTAACTTGCTCAGTGACCCGGTGCTTATTGACGGCTTGCCCTGCGCTTGGTTTGCTCCTACCTATCGCTTGCTGGAAGAGGCATACAACGACCATAAGCGTATCTATGCTCCTGTTATCCGGCGAGCCGTGCAGACTCCTGCACCGCGCATCGAGCTTATAACCGGGGCGGCTATTGATTACTGGACTTTAGATGACCCTAGCACCGTTGCCCGTGGCAGAAAGTATAAGCGGGTTATCATCGATGAGGCGGCCATGGCACGGCATCTAGAGCAAGCCTGGACGGAAGCCATACGCCCAACGCTTACCGACTACAAGGGGGACGCGTTCTTTCTGTCTACGCCCAAAGGCTCTAACTACTTCCGTACCCTTTACAACCAAGCCGCTACCGATGCCGACTGGATGTCATGGCAGATGCCGACCACGGCTAACCCTTGGATTGATGCTGAGGAGGTAGGCAAGGCGGGGGAATCTTTGCCGAGCATCGCGTTTAGGCAGGAGTATTTAGCGGAGTTCGTCGATGCTGCGGGAGCGCGTATCAAGCGGGAGTGGTTGCGCTACGGTGATTGCCCTGAAGGGTTGCCTACCTACATCGGCGTTGACCTTGCAATCTCCACTAAGTCTGAAGCCGACTACACCGGGGTTGCGGTAGTGAGCCGGGGTGATGATGGGACTATCTACGTTAGAGACATCAACCGCACCCGCGCTGACTTTGCTTCCGTGCTACGCTTCATCGAGGCAATGGCGGCTAAGTGGAATCCATCTATGATCGGCATCGAGCAGGTGCAGTATCAAGCCGCTGTCGTGCAGGAGCTTCTACGCCGCACAAAACTGCCTATCCGGGGCATCCGGCCAGACCGTGACAAAGTGACCCGCTTTGCCCCCCTGGAAGCCCGCTACGAGCAATCACAGGTTATGCACTGCCAAGGGTTGCCGGCTTACTTTGAAGATGAGCTGCTATCCTTTCCGGTTGGGCGGCATGATGACGTTGTAGACGCACTGGCGTATGCTTGGCAGGTGTGCGGATCAAAGCGTTCATGGGGAGCCGTCTAAAATATATCTCCCTATACCCTTGCAAGATATACACGGGCGGTGTATATTGTTGACATCAAGCAGGGAGATAGAGAGATATGAAAATCAAAAACGACATCTGCACCGAGTGCGGGCAGAACGAAGAAATCGTCAAAGTGGTAGAACCGTCAACATTGACATTCGATGATGGTTATGAGATCGAGATCGAAGGTTGCAAATTGTGCCATACATGTAATGACTTCAAAAACGAAGAAATGCGCATCATGTTGGCAGACGCAATGGTCGAGCATCTCGCAACGGCCTGATATCACACACGGCCCCCGCAAGGGGGCTTTTTCTTTTTGTGGGATACTGAAGACATGGGTATCTTTGACCGCTTCCTTGGGCGTAAGGCCGCCGCTAATCCTACACAAGCATTGCCATTGCCGCTTAGCCAGTCTAGGGACATCTACCTAACCGGTTACGGCTCTGGTCAGCTGCAAACCTTGCTACGCCGGGCGCTCCCTGGAAGTACTAAGGACTGGGCGCGTGTAGCCGGTGACCTTGGGCTGAATGGCGTTGTGGCATCAGCCATTGACTGGTATGTGCGGAACTACCCTCAGGCCACACCAAGACTCTACCGACCGGTAGATAGCCAGCAAGCAGAGCCGGTAGAAGACCACCCGGTGCTACAGCTCATGGCGCAACCTGATCCGATGATTATGGGTAGCCTTTTCTGGGGCTGGTGCATTCAAGATTTCAAATTGTTTGGCAACACGTACCTGAGAAAGATTCGCTCTTCCACCCGTGGCACCGTGACCGCTCTACAGTTTCTGCCGCAGGACATGGTACGCCCGGTTGGTAATGGCGTAAACCCGCTGACGCACTACATCTACACCACGGATGGCCGCTCCTTTGATATCCCGGTAAGTGACATCATCCACATCCGGTACGGCAGAGACCCTAGCGATATCCGCATAGGTAGAGCGCCGCTTACCGCTGTCCTGCGGGAGATTGCAACCGACAACACCGCCAGTACAACCGCTTATGGACTCTTGGCTAACGGTGCCATGCCTAGCCTGATTGTCGGGCCTGATGCCAAAGAGACCAGCGTAGACATGAGCATGGACGATGCCCGGCAGGTCAAGCGGCAACTGCACGAAGACCTTACCGGGGACGGTTCAGGCGGCATCGTGGTAATGACCGGTGCCTACAAGATGGATAGGGTTAGCCTTACTCCTTCCGAGCTTGCTCTTGACTCGGTACGGCGTGTACCGGAGGAGCGTATCTGTTCAGCGCTTGGTATCAACCCTATGGTCTTAGGGCTTGGTTCAGGGCTAGAGCGCTCTACCTATAGCAATTATGAGAGAGCGCAACAGGCCGCATGGGAAGATGGCATGGTGCCGTTGCTCCGTACATTGGCGGATGCCATTACCGCTGACCTCCTACCGGAATACCCGGAAACTCAGCAGGGTGATTATGTTATGTACGACCTTGAAACGGTCAGGGCGCTTGCCGACGATATGCAAGCAGAAGCGGTAAGAGCCGAGAAACTGTACAAGGCTGGCATTATTGATCGGGCTGAAGCTAAGCGCATAGCCGGGCTGGAAGCCGTGCCTGAAGATGAAGGGCAGCTACACCCAACGGCAATCCCGGTACAAAGCGGCGGTGGCTTTGATGTTGCCGCAGTGCGCTCTTACGATGTAAAGTTTCGACCAACCGAAGCAATGCGGACAGCGGCACAACGGGCGCTTGATTGGAAGGCTGAAGGCTTTGACGGCGGCACGCGGGTAGGGCTTGCGCGAGCAAACCAGATTGTCAACGGCGAGAAACTTTCCGAAGAAACGATACTCCGGATGTATTCTTTCTTCTCCCGTCATGAGGTAGACAAACAGGCCGAAGGCTTCAACGCCGGTGAGGAAGGGTTCCCCAGTCCGGGGCGTGTAGCCTGGGACTTATGGGGCGGTGATGCCGGGTACCGCTGGTCAACATCCAAGCGGGACGCTATGCAACCAGACGGCAAGAGCCTTGATGGTGACCACGTATGCACTCCGGGGGTAGTGTATAAGAGCCACCCTTTTTACGGGTACGAGCTGGAGATCAGCTCAAGCGAGTAGACAGCGGGACGGGCAGGATCTATGCCGCCAGTCAGAAGTACCGGAATGACCTGCTGGAGCGTGAAGGCGTAGCCATCAGCCGGATGCAACGCGCATACAAAGCCGCCACCAAGGCAAGCATCGATGAGCTTGAAGCGTTGGAGGGACGGATAGCCGAGCGTGAAGCAAACGGCGAACCGCCAAGCGAAACCATACTCTGGATGCGCCAGCGAATCATAGATAACATCGAGGAACTTGGAAAGAACCTCAAAAAGTTCTCGGTAGAGGGGGCAGTGATTACAGCCGATGGGCAACTACAAGCCGCTATCCTTGCTAATGATGCAACGCCGAGCCTTGTGGAAGCGGCAGCGGGTAAAAAGCCCGCCGGGGTTACCCTTGGTACTAGCTGGACAAGTCTACCTGACGAAGCCTTGCAGGCCTTTGTCGGGTTCGCAGGCGATGGTAGCCCTTTGGCTGTCTTATTCGATTCCATCCCTCAAGTAACCACCGATGCTATGCAGATGGCTTTGGTACAAGGCATTAGCCTTGGTGAAGGCCCACGCACGGTAGCACGGCGGGTACGCAAAGCGGCTGATATCGGGCGGCAACGAGCAGAGACAATAGCCCGCACTGAGATGATACGCGCAAGCCGTGAAGCCCAGCGGCAACTCTATACGCAAAACCCTGCGGTGCAAGGTTACCGGCGGCAGGCTACGCAGGATGCGAGGGTGTGCCTTGCTTGCTTGGCATTGTCCGGTACCCTGCAAGCCACCGATACCATCATGCCAAGCCACCCTAACTGTAGATGTGTGATGATACCGGAGACGCTTTCATGGGCAGAGATAACCGGCGATTCATCGATACCGGATACACGCCCAGAGGTTGCTACGCCTGATCGGATTCTTGCTGGTTTATCAGAGTCTGAAAAGTTAGCCATCATGGGGCCTGCAAGATATCAGATGTATCTAGATGGCAAACCGCTTGCCGATTTCATAGCCGTGCAGGATAACCAAGACTGGGGGCCTACAACCCGCGTACTGCCCTTACGGAGCCTTGTGTAGGTATGTGGGATAGTGGAGCCATGGACTTGCTGACATCATTTGTAGACGGGATTAAGAGCGACAGGCTTGGCTATGTCAAAGGCTACCTAGTGCGCTTTGGTAACACCCAAAGTGCTGACCTTGAAGGTGACTATTTCACTAAGTCAACCGACTACGGTTTCCCGGTTTCCAAGGGTCAGCGAGTACCGCTCAACGTGTACTACCACCACGGTATGGATGCCGCTGTCGGGAAGAAGAGCATCGGTACAGGCTTCATTAAGATGGACGATACCGGGCTTTGGTACGAGGCACAGTTGGATCTAGCCGATGAATACGGCAGCATGATTGCGAAGCTCTGCAAGCAAGGCAAGATGGGCTTTAGTTCTGGTGCTGCTGGTCATCTGGTAGAGCGCAAGAGCATGGGCGGTGCAGCTGAAATCACACGCTGGCCTATCGCTGAGGCATCGATTACCCCGACACCAGCCGAGTATCGTAACAGCGTCAAAACCTTGAAGGAGTACTACGGCATGGAGCCTATGATGGAAGAAGAAGAAGAGATGGTCATGGCTCCAATGCCTGAGCAGTCTCCTGAAGAGTACGCTATGTCGGTATACGATGATGCTGAGGGTGACCTTATCCACGAAGGGCTTGAAGCCTACTACGATGCGCTCTGCGGGGCTATCGAAGCGGTATCCGATCAGACCATGGCGGATGCCGTGATTGATGAATTTGCTCGACGTGCTAAGGGGCTATATGCCATGCACGGCATGAAGAGCGTACAACCCGCATCCCTGCGGGGTGTTGAACGTCGACTGCGGGATGCAGTCGGACTTAGCCGGACAAGCGCCAAGCGCCTTGCCCCTGTAGTCTGGGATTCACTGCGGGACGCAGACCAGCCAGAGACGCAACCGGTACTCGTAGTAGAGGCGAAAGCCCATGACAATGACGAGCGCCAGGAACTGCTGGCACGTCTGGAGTTGCTAACACAACTATGAATTTGACACAACTACAGAATCAAAAAGAATCTGTGCTTGCTACCGCGCGGGAGCTTGCTTCCGGTAACGGTGACCTTGCACAGGTCAAGAGCCTTATGGCAGAAGCCAAGGGCATCGAAGAGCGCATTGAGACCATCAAGGCACTTGGACAGGGTCACCCTGTGGCAACCGAAGCGCAAGTAGACCAGCCATGGAAGTCCGGCGGCGTTGGACGCAATCCATTGTCCGGCACCCGTGATGAAGCTAACTACAAGGCGTACTGCTGGGGCCAGTGGGGCCGCTCTATCATGGGCAACCGCAAGGCCGCTGAGTGGTGCAAGGCTAACCTGAAGTCACAGAGCGAAGGCACGACAACCGCTGGTGGTTTCACCGTACCAGATCCGCTGTCCTCTGAGCTTATCTACCTCCGTGAGCAGTTCGGCATTGCTCGCCAGAACTGCCGCATCTACCCGATGAGTTCTGATGTCTTGAACGTCCCTAACGCCACCGCAAGCACAACGGTCTACTACCCGGGTGAGAATACCGCTATCACTGCAAGCGACTTGACTTTTGCACAGGTCAACCTTGTAGCTAAGAAGCCATCGGTTCTTACTCAGGTTTCTAAAGAGTTGGCAGAAGACTCGATTATTGACTTTGGTGCAACCCTTGCTCGTGATATGGCGTACGTCCTTGCTAAGGAAGAAGACCGCGTTGTTTTCAACAATGCAGTCGATAGCACGAGCGGCCTCGATGGCATCCTTTATGCTATCTACAGCAGCAACGGAACGAAGGCTAACATCGCGTCCTTGCAGGTCTTTACGACCGGCCAGACAATCACGTATAGCCCGACACTTGCTAACCTTAAGGGTATGGTTGCAAAGCTCCCGACATATGCCGCACAGGCCAAGTGGTATATGCACAAGGAGATTTGGTACAACGCGATTGCACCTTTGCTTGATGCACTTGGTGGAAACGCTATCAGCGACATTGCAAATGCCTACGGCCCTACGCCTATGCTCTACGGTTACCCTGTCGTGTTCGTCCAGAATATGCAGAAGACCTTGGCAGCATCCACGCCTTATGTCCTCTTGGGTGACCTGAGCATGGGTACAGCATTCGGTGACCGCCGAACCGTTACCATCGAGGTATCGGATCAACGCTACTTTGTCGAAGATGCGCTTGCATTCAAGGCAACTGAGCGCTTTGCGTTCAAGGCGTTCGACATTGGTAACGTTGATGCAACAGCAGCCAACCGTGTACCGGGTTCGCTTATCGTTGGAGCATCCGCAGCTACATAAGGCTAGCGGTTCTTATCTCAAGCCCTCAGCAGACGTGCCGGGGGCTTTTCCTTTGTGTGGGATACTGAAACCATGATGACACGAGCCGAAGCGATAGCGCAGGTATCCCTATTTGTGGATGCCCAAAGTTATCCGCAGATGTCCACCACCGACATAGGGAGCATCCTAGATTCTTTCTCACGGTTCACCACTTGGACGGCTAGCACCACCTATGCTGTCGGTGACCGTGTAGTGCCTA